GATCTTCCCCTTATTGCGTATTGCCTCAATCTGATTATTTAATTGATTCAACCGGGTACGGTCATTTTCTGCATCTACAAGTTTTAGTTCCGTGCCACTGCCCAAGAAACGTTCAAGAATACCGTCAATCTGTTCGTATATATACTGCAACTGTTGAGCACGAAGTTTACTTTTTTCAATAGCCTTATCAAGCTTTTTGTCATGTGCTTGTGCTATCTTCCCAATCCAGTTTACAGCTTCACCGGCAGCGGCAGCAATACCACCAACTATTCCACCTTTGGCGAATCCCTGCCCGATATTGCTTATAGAAGACATGGCATCCTGCACATTACCCATCGTGTCGGCCATACCCTCATTGCCCAAAGCATCGAACATGGAAGACATCTGTCCTGCAAAATTGCCGACAAGATCAGCACTTTCAGCGGCACTTTCTCCCAACCGTCCGATTTTCTTTTCCAGTTTGTCGCTGTCTTTTTCAGAAGTAAAAAGTTCTTTTACATTCTTCGCTAAGGTTTTGAATGGATTTACAGCCAACTGTGCATCTTGCAACTGGGGGATGGCTTTTATCAATTTATCCAACAAAGAATAAGCACCCTTAACATTTTCAATACTACCATCATCTTTCGTAAAAAAAGAAGTAAATCCATTGGGCTTTCCATCGCTATCATAGGAAACCTTTGCATTATTCTTGATTTCCCTTGCGATACGTTCAGCCTCTTTCAAATCAGAGAATGAACGTTGCTCTTTATCTCCAAATATTTTCTCCCATTCAGGTAACAATTGTAATAAGGTCGATTTTAATTCAATCAGCTTCTTATTATATTCATCAAGATAAGCCTTCTGAACATTGTTTAGACCTGACGTATCACCAACCAACTCCCCATTTTTTCCGACACTTAATCCAGTCTTTGATGCGTACTGTTCACTTAATATTCGTATCTTTTCTATCGTTGATCTTGCATTGGCAATAACCTTTGTATCATCAAGTGCAATACTTACCTTATCTTTCTCAAATGCCTCTTTAGCATCCTTCCACACCTTAAAAAATTGCTTATATAATGGGCTGTCTTTACCTCCTAATATACTTTCTGCTTCATCGTCACTCAAAGTGAATGGAAGATCAACAGCCTTTTCTTTGAGTTTCTTTTGTACTGTATCTATTAAATATTGCGCTTCATTCTCATAATCAGTCAAAAAACCAAAAGCATAAGTTGAAGCATCCTTCTTACTTGCACCGGCATTGATAAGCTGCTTGTATATATCCCATTTCTTTGAAACATCAGACACGTACCTTTCAAGTTCCTTTGTGGCCTTATCCGAAGCTTCTTTCATAGCGTTGGCATCAATATCCTGAAGCTCTTTCCGTATAGAGACTTTCAATTCCCTACGTTTTTCGGTTTTATCGTCAAGCTGGTTAAGAATCTTATTCAATTCATCCCGATAATTTTCAATATCCACAGGTTCTTTACCTTTGAATAAGGAGTCAAAAAAACCCGATCCTTTAACCTTATTGGCAGCTTCTCCCTTTCCAACAATGTCAGTCCACTTCTTATATTCAGAATATGCCTCCTTTAGTAAGTTTACCCGTTCTTTCAATCTTTCAGCGAAGGCATCCTTTTTGCTCTTATCCTTACTTGGATCAGTGAGAGAAAAACCGATTTCTTTAGCTCCTTTCTCACCGGCTTGCATTGTGTCGAAAGCCTTTTTATAATCTGATACAATTTGCTTCTGCCAGTCGGGAAGTTTTGACAAGTCAATAGCTCCAATACCTGACAAATCTATTCCGGCTTTAATCAATACCGGCTTCAATTGATTTGTTGTCTCTTTAGCTTCCTTATACGCTTTTTGTATTCCTTCAATGATTTTCTCTGAATCCGTAGAAACCTTTATTTGAGCTTCAAATTGCCCATCTGTGGCTTCATTGAACTTTTTCTGCAAGTCAGACAAGCTCTGAATAGGTTCCGTATATTCAGCATTAATTTTGATATTAAACTCTTCTTCAAGAGTCTTCTCGTTAAAGAAGTCTCGCATATATTTCGGCATCTTCTCGAACGTATCAAAGAAAGAACTTATATCCAAACCGATAGCTATTTTTTGAGCGTCACTCAAATTGTCTAAATTCCATCCGGCAGCTTGTAATCGTGACTTATATTCAGACATGAAACTCTGCATATCCGGTGATACTTCTTCCTCAAAAACACGTTTAGAGTTTTTCCATGCCTTCCGCAGCTGAAAAATATCATCCCTATATCCTCCCGTGAAAGGTAACTCATTATTCAAACTGGCTAATGCCTTGGGATATTCTTTGATTATATCCAACTGCTCTTTCAATGATTTGCCCGAAGCGACTTTAGCAAAATCATCATACTTGGCTATAACTTTCTGCATGGCAGTATAATACTCTATATAGCTACCAGCCATACGGTCTATAATCTTGTCTATCTGTTTCTCTGCCTTGATGTAGTCTTCAATATTTTCACTAAAGCTTTCGTCAAAATAACCATCAGTAGCATCATTCGCATATTCAGATGTACCTCTTATAGCATTCAACAGCCTATAAGCCTCTTTTGTATCATTCAAAGCATTCCGAAGCAATATATATTGTTCTGCAAGGCTTTTAACCGTATTTCCTTCATCATCAGTCTTAAACGTTTCATTAAAAGTATCTGCCCAAACCGGGGAATAATCCTTTAATGCTGTTTTCATTTCTTCAATGGAAGAAATCAGTGAGGCATCATTCGCCTTAAAAGGATCAACATCAGCAAATTTTTGAGCTTCTTTCGTTAAATTCTTGAAACCGTCTTGTGCTCTTGTTGTCAGCTCGGAAATACGCTCGTTCATTTCGTCAGCCTTTTGCCCGGACTTATACCATAATTCAGTAATGGCAAAAAGTCCAGCGAACAAATACATGTATGGATTGAACAAACCCTTAAAAGCAGTCCAAACTTGTTTGGCTCCATAACTAAGCATTGTCATTGCCACACGAGCTTTTCCAGCGGACATAGCTACTTGAAGTTCAGCTTTTGATATATTAAGTAATTGGGTAATATGTCCTGCCTGACCTAATTTAATTTTCCCAAGTGTTATCAACCTCAACGCTTGTTCTTTGTTCAATGCGCCACTAACAGCCAATGCCCTCCATTCTGCGGTAGTCATAGCATTTCTTGAAGCAATCAATCCTTTTTCAGCGGCAGTTAAAGTGCGGTAATTGGAAGCCATCACTAAATCCGCTGCTGTTTTCTGTTTAGCTGCGAGTGTTCCTTTTATTAATGTAGCATTTGCCACTCCCATGGCACGTGATCCTGCATAAACCGCAACCCGATATGTTCCAAACGCAGCTGTGGCCGCTGTTATAAAAGGTACAACTTCTTTCCAATTTTGAGCAAGGGTGGTAAGGCTTTCGGCAGTCCATTTCAATGTACTACCCATTGGCTCCGCAATATCACCAAGCATAATGTCAATCGCATCAGCCAAGTTCTTCCATTTGGACTTAACTGATTCTGAAAGAACTTCCTGCATGTTATTAAACATGCCACCATCATCCGTAAGTTCCCAAAGAACATCTTTTACATCCTCAAACGTAACCTTCTTTTTCGAGATCATATCAAGCACTTCACCGGCACTGACAATGCGCCCTTCCAACTTGCTGAATCGCTCGGCCAGTTTATCCACCATAGGAATGTTCGCTTCCGTCAATTGTCGTAATTCCGTTCCTTTCAAGAATTTAGCAGCCTTTATCTGACCGTAGGCCAATATGATACGTCCCATATCAACACCTACACCGGCTGATATATCAGCCAGCCTTTTCATGGTATCATACAATTCATTGTATGGTATAGAATACGCGGAAAGTTGTTTGGCATACTGATTCAAGTCCATAACCCCGAACGGAGAAGCAACAGCCAGTTTCTTAATCTGATTGAATATGGTCGTAGCTTTGCCTTCATCTTGCAGGATAGAGGCCATTGCAATTTTCTGATTCTCCAATTCACCACCAATATCAACCACCGCACGTAAAAAATTTTGTGCCGCATAAATGGAGTATAACCCTAAAAATTCATTTCTTAGTTGTCCGACAATACTCAACTGACTGTTCATTGCTCCATTCATATTGAGAGTAGCTGTCATGTGCCGTCTTGCTGCATTGGCTGATCTCTCACGGGCATTAGCCAAATCCAGTTCCGCTTTGGCGGCACGTGCGGCTCTTTGTCGCGCAAGCTCACGTGCAGCTGCGGCAGAAGCCTCCGCTTTGGTTTGAATGGCTGCGGCTTTGGCGGCGCGTAAATCACTTGCTGTAAAGTTTGTATTCAAACCGGCGGCTTGCAAGGCGGCACGAACAGCTTGTGTGGTACTGGCCTTATCCACTACCACATTGATCTTAAACTTCTCACTTTGAAGCAAAGTCTTCATATCACCAACCAACTTCTTCTTGTCAAAACCCACATCAAGTTTTGCCTGCAAGTCTTTGGTGATTTCCGCTTTCAATTTTTTACGTTGTTCCGCTGTCTTATCACGGAACAGTATATCAAAATATAAATTACCGAGATCAGCCATATATTATTGTGTTTGTGTTACTTATAATCATTAATGTTAATTGCTGTTTCTCCATTGCCATACTTATCTTTCCAGCGTTTGGCAGCATCCTCTATTTCGCTTACGGAAGGGGATTTGAAGTTCTTCGTATCGTGCTTCTTTTCCTTGTTGTCCTTGTCACAATCTGTAACCACAATAGACACATCCATTGCCAATAGTTCAATTTGTGCATTTGTAAGTACCCAATAAATACCAAACAAGGGCTTGCTTATTGGAATCCCAAATACTCTCAAAGGCTCTGTCAGCCACGGATAGGACTTGCCTATTTCCCACGTTTGTCCGTAGCTGGTTCGTGAAGGATATGCTCTGCTTCCTCTTTTGTCATTGTCATCATCGTGTCCTTCATCGCGGTCAGATATATGGTAGCAGTCAAGTAGTCTTCCACTGGAATTTTTTTTTTGCCGACGGCTATAACCTTCATCAGCTCATGATCTCCATATTGTTTGATATAAAAGAACCATCGCCACAAGAAAGGATAGAAGAACTTGATCTTCCAATATCCGTTCAAAATGATAGCGGCTGCACATTGGCAACTGATCTTATCATCATTTCCCGATTTCTGCATGGTACTGGTGAATTTGCGTATAGTCCCTCTTTTCAGCCATGAAATACCATATTTCTTTCCTCGGACTTCCACATAGTCCACACTGTCTTCCAACACATCATTCAATAGCCTTTCATCCTCCGGTGTAGGAAGTGTTATGTCATTCTTCTTTGTCATATTTTATCGTGTTTTATACGAAAAAAGGTGGTGGCCGGTATCAAGTAGCTCACCACCTTTTCGCTGATATGAATTTTGCAAAGTGTTATATCCTAAGTTTTTTATTCGGACACTTTTTTACGTAAAATGTAAATAGAGGCACCCTTAGCATCATTCAACGGAGAAACAGATACATTAAAGTACCCCGGCTTATCCTGCTCGCTGACGAAGTTGCTATACCCCTCAACATTCGGTAAGAACAAGGCTGTTTGACGGTCTTCACTACGCATGAAGAGTCCTCCGATTACTTTCTTCGGTTCGATATTGTAACCTTCACCTTCATAAGTCTCACCATCAATGGTAGCAGTCATAGTCACCGTTTCCGCTTTCTTGTTCAGTAACAAGTCATTGATCTTTCCTGCCACGGAAGGTACTTGAAACTGAATATCGGAATCTCCAGCATTAGCAATAGAAGTCCAAGTTGCTCCGGTTGTCAACTTGATCTTGGAAACATCGGCAGCTCCGGTATCAAATGTAACTCCGTCAGAGAGTACCGGCAGCTCCATATCAAAAGCCGCTAAAGTTGCGAGGTCACTATTGACTTTGGACACATAATAAACCTCCTTCATCTGATTAAAGAGCACCTTTAACTCTTCCAGTTTGGTAGTAATAGAAATCTCTGCCATAATCGTATCTTTTTAAGTTTGTGTCATTTGTTTATTATTAGCTTCGCTTGTATTATTAAGGAATGAAAACCGAGTCCGTCATTTCCTCCGGGAAGCAATCGTGGACTTACAGCTGAAAACAATTCCGTCACTATTGGAAATTTTGAAACCACTTCCATTTGCATTTCATCCAAACGGACTGTATTCTCAATACCGTTTGAGCGATCATGCGCAAAAACGTTTATCTGACAGTAAGTGTCTTGGTAGGTACTTCCTTTATCTTGGATAGTTTGTGGCAACCGGATAACAACAAAGTCCTTCATCGCCTTTTGTTCAGCAGCCGGACGATCTGTTATGAAAACCTTTTCACCAATGCCGGTTACTGCATCAGCGATTTGTTTTAATATATCCATACGTCTATAAACTGTCCGTCCCATCATTTCATTGGTTTAAAGTTCTTGAATAATGTATTTTGTGCCCTTTGAAATGTTCCGGTCAGAACATCTGCATTCAACACATTCTCCAAATAGGTTGAATATTCAGTACCCGTGCACATTACTATCTCAAATCCTTTACGTGATTCCGACTTATATCTTTTCAAGAAATCAAAGGAGAATGCTTCGCCATAACCTTTATCAGTTTCTATTGTTCCAGTAAAACGTCTGTTCTGATTATCATAACTGACACCTACAAATGTTTCACCTTTAGTCAGCTTTACTCTCACCGGTTGTTTCATTGAATCTCCACTACAAACGAAATAGGAAAATCTACCGTCCATGAATAATCCGCACGCATAACTGGTTATTGTATTACCCGTAAGATTCCGAAAGCCTGACTTGTTATCAAGTGCATCTTGGATAAGGTCTTCACAGCATTTAGTCAAGACATCAAAGATATATCCTGAAACAAGCTCCTTTGCCTTCCTCATTCCTTCATCAAACAATACTTCATTACTCCGGTTATCCATGCGTTAATTTTTTGCAAGATTGAAATACACAGTTGTTCCCAAATTTCCGGCATAGCTATCAGTAACCATACATTGAGTGAAAGTGCCTTGTCTGTCCGTGACATCTATCAGATCACCGGCCAATATTCCTTCAACAATTCCGGGAAGGCTCAACAGATAATCGCTCTTTATCACATTATCGGTTTTGAATGTCCGCAAATTTGTACTACCTTCCTTTCGGCATATACCTTCATACAAGATCACCTTCTCACCATCACTGAAAGAATCCTCACCTATAATTCGGTAAACAGTACATTTGTGCGGATGCCGTGGATTATTTACTTTCATACTCAAAAATTGACTATTCTGATTTTAGTGCCCTTTACAACTTCTTCATCCCATTTCTCATACAGTTCTTTCGCCATTTCACGGAGTTGCCGCTTGTCGTATGCGCTGGTCTGCCAACCACCTTCCTTATGCTTCCATCCCCCGTCACTGTCTTCGGTATCATTCTTACTGCTTGGAGTGCTTGCACACCACATATAAATATCGGCAGTGGCAAGATCAAGTTGCCTTTCGGTCAGTTCACTTACCATTGTTCCAAAAGCGATTTTCCGCTTGACAAGAACCCTTTTGAGGGCGTTATCCGCTATTTCATAAGCGGTTGCGCCACTCAAAAAGTCTTCAATGGTCATATCTTCCGTATGAGAAAGTTCCTCACTCATTCTTGCATGAAGTTAAGAGTTACACAGTCACAGTAGAAATGAACATATACTGCGGCATTCTCGGCACACACATTTGGGCGGCTTCACTTTCAATATAGATTGAATGTGTTTCAGGATTGGCTCTCTGTGTCAGTTTCAAACGTCCACCGTCATAAGAAGCAACCTTGTTTGCCTCATATCCCAAAGTCAAAGGTTCCACACCTTGAATTGTACCAATCTGACCTACCGGTATAAAGGCGATATTGGTAGCCTTGAAGTTTTCCACTTGTTCAGTGATAAGATCAGGCTGTCCGTCTGCATCCTTACCGGGCTTGTCAACAAAAGCATAGCTGTCACGTGGTACGATTTCATCCACTTTAACCAGTTTCTTGAAAATGGCTTTCAGGCGGTCTTCATCTTCATTCTGTGCATTGGCAATAACCGTACTATCATCCGTCACAGTCGGATAGAGAGAATGACCGATACGTTTAAGAACCGCAGTATGAGTCATTAAATCATCCCACAAGTCCTGCGCCAGCTCCATCCTGATCTTGCCCAAATAATGATATTTGCGGCGAATCTCTTTCACTCTGTTCTTTATATCCATAATCGGATCAGAGGCAGAGCCTTGATTTGCCGGAATATGTTCATCCTTAGTCCACCAACGGCTTGTGCCGGCCAATACCTGGTAATGGTTTTCAGGGATATTAAAGTCAATAGTGATACCCTTCAAACCACGTGGGTTGTTATCAGTATCAATAGTGAACTTACCCGTGGAAACAATTCTCATTCGCTGGTGAGTAAGCGCATTGTAGTACGATCCGATAAGACCGTCAGCACTTTCATCAAGCAAGCCCAAGAACACATTCTGCATCTCTTCCGTCAATGCGGACATGCCTACCCGTTGCAACAGCTGTAATTGTTGTCTCACAGTCACACGGTTCAAACGGTAGAACTTCTTTTGAGTCGGGATATTACCCGTCCTTCCTTCGAGTTCTCCCAATGCAGCTTCATAACCCGGACTTTCCGGATCAACGTAAGCTGGCAGCGTTTTCACGCCGAGGCTCGTAATAAGCTGGGAGAAAGTATAATCCAACTTGGTTGCTTCAAATTCAAAACCATCAATTTGAAGTAGGTCATACTTCTCCTTGTAACGGTCAATAAATTCTTGCCAAGTGTCCCCACCAAGCCCATATTCGATAACCTTGTACAAATCAATAGGAAGTGTATTCATACAATTGTCGTGTTTTAAATGTTATTTTCAAATTCTTCTACTGCACCCATACAATTTGAGGAAGTGTAGTAATCTTTTGCAGGATAGCAACCACTTTTTCGTCAAACATGTACTGATAAATCTCTCCGGCATAGACTACTGTCCCACTGGCCTTCGTGTTTTCACTGGCTACAAGAACATCTTCTTGCAAATAGCCATTAATACCAAGAGTGGTAATATCTGATTCAGCCGCCTTAATCTGTTCGTCCGTATAGGCTTTAAAAGTCTTGCCTGAAAGATCAAACTTCACTGCTGTACCGGCAGGAATCTTGCCAACCGCAACCCAATCGGAAATGTTACTCACCATACCACCGCCCGGATAACGGTGACGGATTTCACGCCACACTTTACGGGCATGTCCGTATTTCACGGTGTTCACATCAAACGTGTTACCCATTGTTCCCATACATTTATTGTTTTAGAGTTAATAATTTCAATTCTTCTTCCAGCCTTCCTTCTTGCCTTTACGTTCAAAGTATCTGCTGGCTGCATTGTGTTGTGTTCCACCTGAACCGTCAGAAGTTCTTGGGGCGGTGCCATAACCCCTGCACGCCTTATATTCTGCATCATATTTCGGCAGAAATTCAGTAACCAGTTCATCCACAGTTTTCTTGGTATCGAAAGTTACCCCTTGTAAGGTCTTGCTCAACACATAATCATCATTCGCTTGTTTGGCCTTCATTGCAGCCGTAACCTTCTTCAACAAATCAGCTTGAACCTTTTTGCTGTCTTCCGCGTCTAAACGTGCTTCCAGTTCTTTCAGTTTCTTCTCCAGTTCATCATCGTTTTTCGGTGGTACCGGTGGAGTTGGAGGTGTCGGGGGAGTCGGTTGGGGCTTATAGTTTTTCTTAAAGTCCTCAACTCTGGTTGCGACATCATGGTTGTACTGTCCTTGCATCCCTTTCAGAAAATTCACAGCCTTGTTCCAATAAGCCTCGTCAGGCTCCGAACCTTCGGCTATGGGATTAAGTTCTACATACGTCTGTAATGTCTGCGGTGAAAAACTGGTTTCTCCAAGTTTCTCACTTAATGTGGATAAGATTTTTTCTTGTTCCATCGTGTTTATTTTGTGTTTATGTTGAATAAAAAAAGAGTCAGACAATGCTTTTTGCATCAATCTGACTCTTTGGTCTTATTTTCCATTTAATAGTGGGCAGTATTGGACTCGAACCAATGAAGACGAAAGCCAATAGATTTACAGTCTATCCCGTTTGCCACTTCGGTAACTACCCGTTTTGCGGAAGCAGAAGGATTCAAACCTCCGAAGCCTTTCAGCTTGCCTCTTTAGCAAAGAGGTGGTATCGTTCACTCACCCATACTTCCAATATGCGACCTACAAGATGTCTCGGTGAAACCACCGCATTTCCCTTGTATTTCGGACGTTATTCATTCTGTGTAGCGTATCAGAGAATCGAACTCTGGTTTCCACCGTGAAAAGGTGACGACCTAACCGTTAGTCGAATACGCCATTTGTTGAGATACAAGGATTTGAACCTTGAATAGCAGAACCAAAATCTGCTGTGTTGCCATTACACCATATCTCAATATGCGCGAAGAGAAGGACTCGAACCCCGACAATCAGGTTTGGAATCTGACGTTCTTCCAACTGAACTATCTCCGCTTCATTGCGCCCGGTGATAGAATCGAACTACCGACCTTTACATTAACAGTGTATTGCTCTACCAATTGAGCTAACCGGACAATATACCTATACTCACCTAACCTGCGATACCCCATTTCAGCGTACCTGTGGGAATTGAACCACACCGTATAGGTTTTGTGGAAAGAGATGAAATCGAATCACCTTAACCGGATTTTCAGTCCGGCGCATACACCACGTCTGCCATCTTTCCATATTCTCCCTTTATCCCCATACGCCACATCGAAGGGAGAAACAATGCGGCAACTCCAACTATTGTTGCGGAGATTCGACTCGAACGAATGACCTTTGGGCTATGATCCCAACGAGCTACCAGCTGCTCCACTCCGCGATATTATCCTGAAAACTACTTTGTACCCACAATATCCACATTTATGTAGTTCTTGCATCTACGACACTTCACTCTCAATATAACAACACCATTGACATAGCTTATATCAGTTAGTTTCTGACCGCATATCGGACATAAAACTATCTTGTTGTATATTTCCCTTTGATCTGCATCTTTATCCGCACTAATTTTTATCATACTCCATGTTTTCGTTGCAAATATATGTACTGGATTTCTTTTCTCAAAACATTTTTGATATTATTTTCTATTAAAATGCAGAAAATAATACTCTTTATGCGTATTTTTGTACTGCAATATTAGAATCAGAGCTTATAGGCCGGTCTCCACATGTGTAATGTGAGGATCGGTTTTCTTTTTATGGAGAAATATAGTGGAATAAAAACGGTTAATGCCAGTTTGGTGCTTGATTATGAATATATCCAAATGTTAAGGGACGCGGATAGGAAAATTCCTAATCCGAATAAGATAATCGCACAAGGTGGAGGGCAGGAAAACATGCTCTCCACCCCGGCTGATATTACCATCTGTGGGGGATGCCGTGGAGGAAGTAAAACTTTTACTCTTCTTATGGAAACATTGAAAGATATAAAAAATAAAAACTTCCGTTCTGTGCTTCTCCGGCATGAGATAGACGATCTCTCTGATATGGTAGAAACATCATCCACCTTATATGATGATTTTGGGGAATACAACAAGTCCAAAAACGACATGCGCTGGAATTTCTATAAAGGTGGATTTTTAAAATTCAGCTATCATGCTGACACACTTGACGATTTCAAAAAGCGTTTTCAAGGTAAACAGTTCGCATATATAGGTGTGGATGAAATAACCCACATGGAATATCTCAAATTCAAATACCTTATCACTTGTAACCGTAACGCCTTTCATATCCGTAACCGCTTTATCGGAACATGTAACCCTGATCCTGACAGCTGGGTTGCAAAATTCATTGACTGGTGGATCGGAGAAGATGGTCTTCCAATCCCGGAACGTGATGGCAGAGTCCGGTATTGTTTTATGGACGGGGACAATGTTTCAGGTATATATTGGGGAGATACCCGTGAGGAAGTATATGAGCAATGCAAGGATATTATACACGCCTACTGGAAGCCGGAGTATGAGCAATATGGCACACCACAAGAACTGTTTATCAAGTCGGTTACTTTTATTGAAGCAAAACTTTCCGATAATGTAAAACTGATGTCTTCTGATCCGACCTATTTGGCTAACCTTGTCAACCAGTCAGACGAACAACGCGCACGCGATCTTGACGGTAACTGGAAATACAAAGCTGCCGGAGATGATATAATAAAGCTGACTCACATGGAAGCCTTATACCGCAATTCCATGCAGATAGGTGATGGAATACGCCGGGTATCATGTGATGCGGCATTTGAGGGTGGCGACAGTCTTGTCATGTGGCTGTGGGAAGGATGGCATATAAGAGACATATTTGTTTGCAAACTTGACAGCAAGAAAACAGTCGATACCGTAAAAGCGATGCTGGAAGAATGGCATGTAAGAGAAGAATGCTTCACCTATGACCTTAACGGACTCGGACAAATATTCAAAGGCTTTTTCCCGAATGCAATCCCATTCAACAACAAAGAAGCCGTGGAAGAGAAATTCAAATACATCTATGCGAATTTAAAATCACAAGCGGCATATCTGTTCGCACAAAAAATTATCAACCGGGAGATTTCCATTGAACCGACTCTTCTTGAACGCAAGTTCTCCGGCAAAGGGTTTGAGAAAGTTCCCCTTAGACAGATTCTCGACAAGGAAAGGAAAGCGATACGAAAGGATGAAGACAGTGAAGAGAAAGGCTGGACTATTATCAAGAAGATTATAATGAAAAAATTAGTAGGTCATTCTCCCGACTTCATAGAAGCATTGCTTATGCGAATGATTTTTGAAATTAAACATAAACGCAAACACATAAAAGGTTTAGGATTAATATGATAGCAGAGATTCTTACAAAAAAGCCTTTTGCAAGGGTTACTCCCGAAGGTTACTTGCAAGGCAGGATTACGAGCGATTTAAGAAACGCATCGTTCACAAACAACAGTGATAGGCTGACATGGCAGCTCATTTCGCAGGCTGATTTTATCCGTGAGTTTTATCCTTCAGGGCACAAGATCAATTCGGAATTGTTTTACCCGGACAGACTGAAATATGACGAAGAGAAGAAACGGTTCTTCCGGGAGAAAGTATTCCGTGCTTCTTTTCCCTTTCAGATGATAATCACTATCCAACAACTTGTACATCTATGTGGCAATGACATTCATCATGAGCTGACCGATACCAAAGTTGATGAAAGTTCACGGGAAATATTTCTCGAATTTCAAAAAGGATGGCTGGATAAAAATATGGAGATTGCATTTTACGAATATGCCAAAAGTGTAAAAATAACGGGAGATGCAGCAATCGTATTCTATATGAATGAAGGCAAGGTGTTCACCAAGAATCTCTCCTATTTTGATGGTGACACTCTTTATCCTCACTACGATTCCATAACCGGTCAAATGACACTGTTTGCCCGGCGATACAGCGACTATGACGAAGAGGGAAAGGAACTCATTTCTTGGGTGGAAGTGTGGGATAATAAAAAAATGTACCGTTACCGGCAGGATAAAAGGGGAATAGCCGGAGCAATAAACAAAGTGAAACAGTATTTCGGTATTGAAGGATATACATTAGTGGAAGAACACGATCATGGATTTACCGAATGTCCGGTTGTATATTATCGGGACAAACACGGTGCCTGCTGGAGCTTTTCACAAGATAATATCGACAAGTACGAACTGGCTATTTCCCATTTGTGTCAAAACAATATGGCATACGCATTTCCAATCATGTTACTTAAAGGTGAAGATGTTGAGATTCAGGGAGATATGTATGGTGCGGTAAAAGCTATCACTATGGGGAAGGATGATGATGCAGGCTTTATGAATCGTCCCGAAGCATCACAATCATTTGAACTTCAAATTAATACATTACTTAAAATGATTTTTATGGGGAGTTTTGTTGTCATGCCTCCCGAAGTAAAGTCAGGAGATTTACCGGGTGTTGCTATCAAGCTGATCTATTCACCATCTTTGGAAAAAGCCATGATTGACTGCAAGGAATTTGACGAATCAATAGACAAAATGAAACGGCTGTTCCTGCACGGATATGGAACAGAAAAAGGCCAACTTACCAAATTCCTCAATTTGAAAATTTTTTCGTGGGCAGTTCCATACGTCCACCAAAATGCAGCCGAATTGGTATCGAACTTGGTACAATTAGTCGGTGCCGGTATTTTATCAAAAGAAACCGGCTCGGAAGAATCCGGCTATGGAAAAAACAATGAATGGGATCGTATCATGCGTGAATATAAGGAACAGCAACAAGCTGACTTGCTATATCAACTGAAAATCAAGAAAAATGAAAATAAAGAGGGTAATGCAAAATGATCTGTACCAACGCGGAGCGCGAAAGCAATCCCGTACTCCGCGCTCTGAATCCAATGTAACTATACATTAGGAAAAGCCGCCTCTGCCTACATAAAATAGACAGAGGCTTTACTTTTTCAACAATTTGGTTGATAAGCTTGTGTTATAACAAGTCAGCTTCTACATTGCAAATGTAATGAATGAATTGAATATGACACTACTTTCGATACAATTTTTTATTATAAGGCTTTCGAGGATATTTCCGGTTAAGCTTCTTTTGCAGATCATCATTGATACTTTCATTCAGAAGGATTTTAGAATTTAGCACCCGGACTTCTCCAGTAAGTTCCATAATAGTTTTAGATTGTGTCGCATTTTGTTTTGAAAGCTCAACATTGGCAATAGCCAGTTTGCTGCATTCTGATGCAAGATGATTGAGTTTCTTTGTGCTGATTAATGATAATCCAAACATAATATTCTGATATTTAGTATGTTAAATAATTATATTGCTGATACGGGAACGGCAAAGCATTTACAATGACCGTGATACGGTGGTAATTTGTCCCATTCCACATGAAATCCGACTTCATCGTCACAAATGTTACAAGGATAGGAGCTGCCACGCATGACAAAGAACCCTACGGCTCCACAGGCTTTAGCCTGCAATTCCCAATGCTTCATCCAACCCTCTGCCACAGCATACTCCGTCAAATCTGACAGTGCAGTCCAAGAGCTTACAGTACGTCCTACTCCAAAAGACTCCTGAACACCGAGTCTTGAAATAATCGGATAACCCTTTGAAATAGCTCTCTGTACATGCTCATTAAGCAATGGCGTTTTTACCGACTGCCTGATAGATGAAAGTAATTTGTCTTTGGAAAGGTTCAGTAGTAATCCGGCGGCAATGGCCGTTTCAACCTCCTTTGAAAACCGGTCAACATATTCTCTTGCACGTTGTGTGAAGGTTTTGCCGTATGATTCTCGCGTTATACATGTTATGATTGCATCCTTATTATCCTCATGTGTCGCTACTGCCAAAGTATAAGTATAGTCTTCAATTATTTCAAGAAGGGATAAAATAATGGCATCCACTTCCTCCTGCAACTGTCTGTTTGCTGAAAAACGGAATAGTTCAGGGCTGATCTTGTACCGGTATGAAATATCTATAATTTGCTTTGCCGCCTCGATCATTACAATTTGAAGATTGGTACGCATGGATAGCTCCGCATCCAGACGTTGACGGAGGTATTCTTTGGCCTCTTCAATTTCCTTATCAGTCGGTACCCTCATTTTTATGTTCCTCCTTAATACCTTCCTTGATACTATTCATGTTTCTCTCTTCTTCCAGTATCTTGGCATCATCTTCCGGTGATACTGGTTGCTGCAAGCCTCGTAGCCGTTCGGTAAGATCAGAATAGCTTTTAAAAAACTCTTCCATAAACTTAACGTCAGGGGTTGCATTACTAATAAGGAAACATACTTTGATCCATGTTTCCAAATATTCACGAAGTTCCTTATTGTTGGTTAACTCCCGAATCCGGGAAAACATTCCGTTATCATCCCGAAAACGCATACTCCAAAAACCTGACACTGCCTTAATACTGATCCAGTCATGTTCACTACCATTATCCCTCGTAACAATAAAGTTACCTACCTGAATACCATTTGTTTTTTTGCTCATAATCCTATTTTTAATTTACGTTCAAATCTATCTCCAAGATTAAAAAAGTATTCCTTACCGTAAGAGTTTATACGTTCTTCATCCGATGATACTTTATTCATTTCATAAATCAAGCAACTATACCTATCATCATCAGGAAGAAGCCCTTTGCACTCTTCTCTGATATAAATATGATGCTTCCCATTTACCCAATAAAATTCAGAGAGAAATCCACCAAGAAGCATTTCAATCATTTTTTGGTGTCTGACAGACAATTCTCCTTGCACTGCTATATCCATTACAATGCTCTTACCTTCTATTGTCTTCAATTCACATGAATAGTTCAAGGCCCGAAGAATAGACATCAGCTCAACACTTAACTCTATGTGATTCATATTTTTCATACTTTTACTATTTCAAATTCATCTGCATGTTTCTTACCAATCCAATCCCGTTTCTGATTTTCAGTTGCGCTTTCGTAGATTCTTCCTCGCTTAGACAAATGCCTTTTCCTAAAAATACCTTCTTCTCCAAGTTTGTCATAATCTCTTCTTGAAGGGGATAATCCCTTTGCCCTGCAAAAGAACAATCCCGTTTCCTTGTGTCTAAATTTTACTGCCATGCTTATTCCTCCCATGGATTTTCGTCTTCTTCCTCAACGTAAATCCGTTTTAATTTGTCTGATACTTCTTCAAGCTCACGCTTCATTTGATTTACATGAAATCCAGCTGGCATAGGGATTTCCAATGCTCCCCGTAGGTTATCTATTTTTTCAATAACCTCTGCAAATTCATCCGGTGCGATCATACTATTTGGTTCTTATTTTTAATTGTTTGATAATCTTCTCCACAGCGTCCAAGTCAAAAACAGTTGTTCTCTTCTCCATGTGGTACGTCCCCTCCAGTTTCTTCTCCCGGAACAAACGCTGGACTTGATAAATGCTCAATGACAAGCAGGCCGCAAGCCCTTCATGGGTATAAGCGTATCGTTTGCCATCTTGATAAACCGGTTTAGCGATCCTTTGCTTATAGTTACCCCGTAGGTCTTCCCGTTTCTCATAATAGAGTTTTTCCGTCAAGGCTGTTCCATACAAACCATACACCTGACCATTCGGGGTTCTTTTTTTACGATAACCGGCTTCCGAAAGAATACGTCCGAATACTGTCACATTCTCTTCTTTGGCATTATTGTCCCTACACCATTTGCAATATTTCCGGTACAGAATGGCCGAAGACATCCATTTGGGTTCAATATCGGCAATTTCCTCATAGCGGCACAGATAGTTCATTTGATACATGAACTTCATTACGGTACTACTTTCCGACTGATATTCATCCATGACATTTTCAAGCTCCTTACTGTCTGTCAACTTATAACCATTGGCGATAAAACGGTCACGTCCTTCCAATATCCAATTGAATATAGCTGGGTATTCGGCCTCCAAATCCCGTGACAGTTCTTTTTTCTGCCGGGCTTTGGGTATCTCCACCTCAAAGGGAATAATGCAAATACGCCGCCTCATTCCATAGCTCCAGTCTTTCAAATACGGCATTTGGTTGGCATTTGCCATAAGCAGGGGAATATTGTAAGCAGTGAAGTTATCGCCATAGATAGGCCGGGCTTCGGTAGGTTCACCACTGATAAGGCTCTTCAACGTGTCACTATCCTTACCAAACTCTAACGCTTGTATTTCAGAACAGTAGTTCAACCGCTTGCCATTAATGAAAGCGATATTTTTTTTTCTCTCATTTCCAGTAATCAATGCACCTATGCCGAAATTGCTGACATTCTCCCGGCCAAGTATGCCCATGATCGTTTCAAAGACTACACTTTTGCCATTGGAGCCGGAGCCACGAAGAACAAGCATAGTTTCCATTTTCGCCACACGCCGGTCAACAAAAATACTTCCAAGAAACTCCTGCAAAACTTTTTGCATGTTTTTGTCCGGCAAAACTTCATCCAGGAACATTCTCCAAAGAAAGACATGCTCTTCCGGCTTGTAGTCATAGGGAACACATGTAGTCTGTACCCAACGGCTGTTGAAAGAATGCGCACGGCGAGCACTCATATCAAACACACAGTTATTGAACACCACAATGGCATTATCAGGCTTCAAGGCTTTTCCTGCCACCACACGCTTACAGACTTTCAGTACACCCTCCACACGGGAATAATCACCATTGGGCATTTTGCATTTACGCATCAAGTCATATATCAGATTGCCAAAATCATCCCATGCCATCTCTTCATATATTCGGCCACTGAAATAGTAAGGCGTACCATTGAACTTACAAATCGAAGATCGTATAATGGCTGCACGCATCAAGTCCTGCACAGCGTCAACACGCGCTGCACTTTTGGACTCTTGTAAGGCGGCATCCAGTTTCTCGCCTTTCATAAGCCCAAAGACCTCATTTAACAACTTCCTATACTTTCCCGACTCCATTTCAGTCTTTAAATTTACCAGTCCTTACCTGATTGATACAGTCAGCAACCCATCCAACAAGATACGAGAATGTTTCCTGATTAGCTAAATCCACTTTTGCACCTATAATCAAATATGTTCATCGCTATATGTGAACTTTCATGAGCGATATTTGCTATAGTAATGGCATTCTTACTTTCAAATCGGACAAGAATACCACCCAAATTTCGCAGTTTATCACGAACACAGTCCACAATGGCATCAGCAGTATCATCCCATTCACTTACACCTTCAAATCTATCTGAAAATGTATCTGTACTGACTGCAACCCACAACTTGCGTGGATATATCACCGGATCAAACTCATGTATTTTCATAAAATATCATTATATATTCAAAAACAAGTGTTTTTGATAGTTTTATGCCTATTTTCAGGCCGTTTTACGCCACAAATATAGTCTATTTTCTACATAATTATCATATAAATACTATTATTTTCTACTTAAAATATAGAATAAACACGTGCTTTTGAAGGCTTTTTTATCATATTTTGTATTCATAGCACCATTCAATATAAGTAATCATAAAATATTGGCAAACAAAGGATAACGACTCTATTTCAATAGGAAATACAGATGGAGCATTCTCTCTGATATGTATGGTTTATGTAGGGTTTTAAAGGCAACTATACATATATAACATATTGAAATACAAATCAATGGAAAAATAGTGCATAGTATGTATAGTTTTTTATGCAAACCATATTATATATATTTTTTTCCCATACGCAATTTACATATAAACTATACATACTATACATTAAATTTCCATTGACCTAATAATGAATGATTTACACATGTATAGTTATGAAGTAAACTATACATATACTATACATTTTCAGAAGTAAAACTATACATCGGACATTCACTTTTGTAATTTATCATTGGAAAAGCCTTAAAAACATCCATTATTGGCTCCAAAAAAGAAAAAAAAATAAAAATCTTGACCGGGATTGAAACATGCTTGGTGTCTTGGGTAGCCGGGGGGGGGTGCCCTCCCTGCTTTCATTATCCAGTTGACCAGCAAAGAAGGAGAAAAGCCGCGCTTTGCCTTGATTCTCTTTATATTATACCTATAATATTAAATATAATCCGGCTTTTCCGCTTCTTCTGCTTTCCGCTTTGCTCGATCAGCTATAAAAAGGCTGCATTTATAACACTGCAAAGGCAGATAATAATGTACTGTTTCCTCTTCTTCTGTATTTTCGTCCTTCTTCATTTGCTGGAGATCGGCAATTTTCATTAATACATCCGCACGATCTTTCCCCCTCAAATAAGGCAAGGTTTGTTCGAGACCTGATAAAACCGCGTCTTTATCCCGGTATTGTACAACATTCCCGGCTTTTTCTTCCTCTTCTGTTTCTGTGCTTTTCTTTTTCTTCTTGCTTTTGGGGCTATCATTGTCAGGAAGGAAGGCGGCGCGGTTATCTTCAAAAGACCGTATCAATTTATTAATGCCGGGTTTATCCTTTGCAAGCTGGGCGGCTCCGCGTTGCGCCGTTTCTATTTTGGTGGATCGTGGTCTAAATATAGTTGCGTACGCTTCGCCACGACTGGCACCGGATGCGACAAGCATACAAAAGAAAACATCATCCGGGGTTAATTGATAAATTTGCTGTAAATCTGTTACGCGCTTACTGTACACCATATAAAACGATATAAAAGAGTTCATTATATTGGCGTCTCGCGCTCTGTAACTTGCTACAAAGTTAAACAAAGGCTACAAATAAAGCAAATAAGCATATTTAAAGCCTGTATATTACAAATATTTCATTACTTCTTAAATGCTTTACATTTATATTTATACAACTATATAATATATTGATTATTAGTTACTTATACAAATATTAATAAATGCAAAAACAGTTCGTTTTCTTAAAAATAAAAATACATTTTGTTTTGTATTACAAATATTATTCGTACCTTTGTAATACAGAAAAGGAGATAAAAGATCGGATCACCTACCACAAATCCCGCTTTTACTTCCTTCTTGGTTGAATGTTTAATTTAAAATATAAGATCATGGAAGTATTACTAAACTTACAAAACAAAAATGTAACGCTAAACGCTGTACATGTAGCCCCAGAGGGCACAAACTGTTGCAACCGTTTGAAGGTTCATTTTGATGTATTTCAAGAAACAGCGAAAAAAGCCGCTATTATAAGACTATCAACGGCAAATAGTTTTGAATTGATTCACTATCAAGATAAACATATAGCGTTGTTAATTCCTTTTGATCGTATTCAAAAGATTTCATACTAATAAAAAACCGGGTCGAGTTTGGCGACTCTTCCCGGCCTCCCTTTAAACTTTGCGTTTATCGGATCACCTACCACAGTGACAACGCAAAGTTAAGGGAAAAACAAAGACAAACCAAGTTTCACCCTTTAAATTTTGCGTTATGAATACAAATTTGCTAATTATCTACATTCGCAATTCTCGCGATATTTACGCGCTTACTGAATGGCTGCAAAATGCACTTTTGAAAAAAGTAAACCGCGGTTTAACTCCTTCCGTTGAATATCTTGCAAACTGTTCCACTATGAAAAAGATCGTCCGGATGGCGGCTAAAATGCTTTCCGATCAGGATCATAAGACCGCAACCAAGCAAGAAAAAGAACAAGCAGCCAAAGAACATGCAATATACATTATTGGATGCGTGGAATACCTTGCAAACAATAAATAGTAATTATTTCCGGGGCTGTCATGGCTCCGGGTTACTTCTTACTTTTCATTATTCACCCTTTAAAACTTTGTATTATGACTACTACAAATAGACTTTTTTACACAGTATCAAAAAGATATATTCAAGCCGGGACAACCTTTAAAATCGATGTTAAAATATTACTGGCTGATGATTGCAAAAATAATATATGCGATTGGAGTATAACGGCGGATATTTACGAACAACGCAAAAACGGGCGTTTCGTTTGGTGTGCTGGTGGTTGCTGCCATGAAGAAATACTAAAGCGTTTCCCACAGTTTAAAATGTTCGTTGATCTTCATTTGTCTAATCATTACGGCGCGCCAATGTACCCAGTTGAAAACGGGTTTTACCATATTACGAACAGCAGCAAAGAAACTGCAATTAACTATTTGCGTATCACGGAAACGGAATATAATTTGCTTCATCAGGCAGAAGATAAACAATACTTTAAATACCTCCTTTATATGCTCGGTATCGTTGAACGCTGGAAAAGAGAATCTAACGAGGCTTTAAAAAAGCTGGAAGAGTTAACCGGGCAAACATGGGAAAACCCATATAAGCCGGAAAACGAACGTTTTACTTTGAAATTGACGGACGAAGAACGTACAACTATAACTAACAGAATAAACGATGGTTATTATCGTCCTGAAGCTGTACAAGCGCGAAAAGACGAAGAAAAGCGCAAAGCATACGAGAAAAAACGCGCTGAAATAATTAACAACTGTGAAAAGAAACAAGAAAAGGCCGAAAATGAAAAGCGGGTTATGTTGGCCGTTCTTGATGCCGGGTTATCAGTTAGTAATGTGATATATTACGATCATAGTAACGAGCTTGTTTTTAATTGGAAAGACTACGAAACAAAAGTAACGGAGAACGATTTTAATAAATTCGTTTCCAGTGTTAACCGTTCTTTGTTACCTGTTGGCATAACTTTTAAAATGAAATAGCCTTATGAAAGTACGTAGAATAACAAAAGAAGAAGGAAAACGGGTGAATATATCCCGTTTCCCGAACTTTCATAAATCCGGCAGTATTAGAGGAATGAAAAAACAGTATTACGGCGTTGCCGCGCTGCTGGTGCGTTGTGGAAGCTATATATATAACGTAACATCAGAACCAAACATTTATTATAATGCTAAATAGTTAGAATATGTTTTGTTTAATGCTGCTTTTATTCGGTGCCGTGGTGTTCATCTCCGGCACCGATCCCAAGAAATTAAAAGACTTCATAAATAAAAATGATCAATCAGACAAATTTTAAATTTATGGAGAAAAAGATATTATATCATATTGGATTATACGGATTTAGAAAACTTATAGTTTATGTAATAAAGGATAACGGGGATAATACATCTATTGTTAGCCTTAACAAAGACGGTTCATTTCCTAAACACGTTTGGAAATGTAATTTGCATAACATAAACGAATAATACAAATATTCCACCGCGCCGGACGGTTTTCCGGCATTCCTTTAAACTTTTATATTATGACTACTTATATAATAGAATCCCCAAACGGAGAAACGCACAAATTAGAAGTATTCCGTACCGCAACCGGATTTAGTGTTTATGTTGATGGCTCAAATATATGTGAGAGTATAACGGAGGAAGATTTTTTGCAAGAGCTTGAAAACCCTACTTTCTAACATGGTGGGCGTAATTATTTGGCTAATAGTAGTTTTATTAATCTGCTTTAGCGTGTTTGGCGGTCTTTGGCTGCTTCCTATTTACTTGCTTTTTTGCCTTGCTTTAGGCTTTTACTTTGGTGTAAAATATCTAACTATTTAATGTTATGAATGAAAAAGAATTTAACGGCCTCATTTTGGCCGAATTGGTTAAAATAGCAAACGACGTTTTTACAAATGAAATAGAAATAGCTCCCGGCACCTATACCGCCGCGGAGCTTGCAAAACTGAAAGATGCCAACGGGAACGAGATAAATATAAAATATCTTTGCGTTGATGCCAAACTAAATATAACGGATTTTAGGACTGTACAAATAAACAGCTTTAAATGTTCCTTTCCAGTGGATCAGGTTTTTAATCTTGTTTGGCAATTTGAAAAGCTGATAAGCACCAAACAAGCCAATAAAACAAGGTTTACCAAAATAGAAGAGCGCGAAAATATTGTTTGCTCCTTTGATATGTGGATTATAAAGGAACATCTAAATATCACTAAATTAGTAACAAAAGATCCTTTAAGACCGGCATTTAATTATATTTATCTTGATCCTTACAAATCGGCTTTAGTTGCTTCTGACGGGCGTACATTAAAAGAATACCCCGTAATTATTGAAACATCCGGGCTTTTACCTGACGGTCTAAAATTATTTATCAATCCCAAACATTTAAAAGAAATGGTTGGCCGGTGTTCTGTTTGTGTTTGTAATCAGGACGGCGGCAATATTACAGAAATAACCAACGACAAGAAACAAACCTTTGTTTGTGATTTTGCCGGATATTTCCCTAATTACCGGCTTGTGTACCCCCATCTTTCAAAAGACGGATTTATAAAGATTCAGAAAAGCGAATTAAAAGCGGTTGCCGGTTTTGTAAAAGAAATAGCCAAACGAAACAAAAAAAGCGGTTTTTCACTTCGTACTATTGCCGGAGATAATAAAGTTTATTTATCTTATAATGATGCAGACAGTAACGGACACAAAGAACTTTGTGCAACATTGGAAAAAGCCGCTTTAATTGATATAAAGTTAGGTTTCTTTGCATCAAACGTTATCCCCTTGCTTTCCGGCTGGACTGGTGGCGTGTGGCTGGTTGCACCTGATCGGGCGGCGGTCTTTGATGATAAGACGGCGCGTATAGGTGTGGTTATGCCTGCATTTATAAATGATTCTATTTGCCCGAACTTAAAATGTAATATAAAGGCTTTAGATCGCGCCAAAGCTCCGATCATCCCGGAAAAAGAACCGGTAAGAGAACCGGGAACACATTTACCGGCCTTATATGTGGATGCACAAACGAAAACACCGGCGTTTGTCTTTGCTTTGGTAGCTCTGATAGATTTTATTTCCCGTTGGTTTTATCAGGATCAAATAAACAAAGCATTACAGAGGCTAACAATGTTAACCGAACTATCCGGCATTTCTTTGCCTGAACTATTAACCGAACCAGTAAGCGAAGAAACAAACGCAAATGTACCCGAACCAATAACAGAGGATGAACCAGTACGCGCATACACACCCGAACTATTGTATATTGATCGGCCTTTGGTTTTCCCGGTGCCTATCTTCATACATAAACATGAACGAACTATCAGCCGAATCGTTGTGCCCGAACTATTGAATCACCAATGTATAGCGTTACTGTTTGTTTCCATGATGTTACCCGAACTATTACGGCGATATGTTTGGGGAACAATCCGACCAAAGGCAAATGCAGATGAACTATTTTGGGGCGATTTCAGACGTTTTCACACCAAAGGTAATCATCGAATCAGAGACGGAACAAAAGAGGCAAACAAACCTAAATTATAGCCATTTCAAACGAATTATTACATATATCAATGAATCATTATGGAAGAGAATAAACAAGCCAAAAGAAGTTATCGCCGAAACAAACCGGTTACGAAAAGTAAGGTCTATGCTATTAGACTGGATATTGATTTGGTTGATTTTGTCAGAGAGCAACCAAACATGAGTAAATTTATTAATGAACTGATCCGAAAGGAGAAGGAAAATACCCAAAAGTATGAATGAAAAATCAAAAGCTTTTGAACTGATAGAATTTGTTTGGAACAATGAAAAGACTGATTCTTATTTACGAGTCAACATAGCCATGTATGAAGCAGTAAAGTTGGCTATAATATCTCAAATGAAATTCAATAAAGAGGATTTTCAGAATATATTTTCAAAATTCAGCGGTGGTTACTGGTTTGGAGTCAACGCCAACGGTAAGGGCTATGGTGAAAATTTCTATCGGAAAGCTGTTACTTCGGGAAATATTTCAGCCTGCCAAAGCTATGAAGCATTCTGCAATATTAAACCCTTCATAGACTCCAAAGGCAGAAGGTTATGCAAAGGGGCAATGTACCGGGATAATGAGAAACGTTATAGGGTGACGGGATTTGATTTCAGCACTAAAAAAGTTTATTTAGTAGGTTATGCCATAAGTGATTGGGAAGAAAAAGGCAAAAAGACTCTTTTCAACTTTACCAACAACGAATGGAACGAATTTAGAAAACAAATAAAGCAATTTTAGCATAATTATGAATCAAAAAGCAAAAGATTATATCAGACGTAACACTTTGGATTTGGAAAGTGACAACCGGATGGATTCTACCGGCTATGTGCAATATGCCATATCAGAAGCAAAAGCCTATGCAGCAATAGCGATAGCCGAAGAAGGAATGAGACAAAAAGCCATTGAAGCATTCAAATTTGCTGTTGATGGTTACTTCATAATTGGTGGTACCGATTATTCAGCCGATAGATTAAATGAATTTATTAAAAAACTTGAATCTTAATTGGATATTTATATGAGAATGATAAAATTTAGAGCGAAAAGGGTTAACGGTGGTGAATGGGTAAAGAGTATGACCATTTCCTATGGAACCATCAAAAGAAAGATGTACAATGTATTCTTTGAAGTAGAACCCAACAAGTGGGTTGGTGTTATTCCCGAAACAGTCTGTCAGTTCAGCGAAATAACCGATAAGAACGGTAATAGCATCTTCGAACATGATCTAATACTGATTCATGAAAGTGAAAGCTCCTATCAATTTACAGTTGAGGTATTATTTCATAAAGGTATGTTTTGCTACAAGAACAAGGCATGTGGCTTTACTCCGTTGTGGTACGTCAGCGATAGATGTGAAGTGATAGGAAATGCTTTTGATAATCCTGAATTGATGAAAGAAGGAGTCCAACCATGAATATGCCATATAAAACCAGTCGTGACTATCAGCTTCTTAAAAAGCTACTGGATGAAGGAAAAGAGATCGTATGTTTTACAGACTTTCCGATAGATAATCGGATTTTCCGTGATGTTTGTAAAGCAAGAAAAATAGGAGAAGGCCGATATTCCGTTACTTGCCGTGGTTGTGAATATGCTTCATTTTGGGAAAATCACAATTACAAATGGACGTTTGAAGATGAAATGCGAATGGCTAATATAGAATTTATTGAACCAAATATTTAATTGATATGAAAGCTATTATAATATATTCAGGCAAAGGCGGCGTAGGCAAAACCACAACAACCGCAAATATAGCAAGATTACTTGCAAAACAAGGGAATAAGGTGTTTATCATTGATGCAGATATAAACACCCCGTCAATGAACACCGAATTTGAAGGCGATCATCCGCATGAAATGATTTGGGTACACTCTTCTGGAAATATGTTTTCCAAGTTTATTTACTTGGAAAAATCAATGGTAAGGCAATATCTTGAACTGGCTAAAAAGAAAATACACTCTATCAACCCGGATTATGTTCTTATTGACACGCCTCCAAGTGTTACAAACGTGCATATAGAACTTCTTAGTAGGGTAAAAGTAAGTTATGTGCTGTTTGTCACCCAACCCACGAAATTAAGCAACCAAGATGTATTGCGTACAATGGACTTCTTTCATGAAAGATGTGGGAAGGTTAATTGTGGTATTGTGGAGAATATGTGCTACGGTACAGAACATAATGAATACCCAATAAGACTTGTTGCACAAATACCCATGCAGGACAACATGAATACCGAAAACCTGCTAACCAATGCCTATAATGAGTTTCAAAAGATAGTTGATGAAATCGTACAGAGTGATATTGTTGTTCTTGAAGAATATTCCACCGAAAACGGATATGATGAAAACTTTGATGTTACGGATATACACATTACCGGCTCACGAAAACATTACTTTACCCATGAACTTAAATATGATAATGGTGTAGAAAAAACTCTTACTCTACCTGCTATGAAATTTCTGTCTGTAAGAACATGGGATAAAGTAAGAGATTATATCCGATTCCATGATGATATGGGACATCTTTGGGACGAGAGAATGAGAAGATGTGATACAGAAAGGGTTGGCAGAGTAGTAAATCATTTCCAAAATGACGATAACGCCTATTTTATGGTTATAAATGCGCCAAACACGGAAGTTCATCTCATTACTGGAGAAATCGGAATCTGTTCTTTATTGACTGGGCAGAGAGGGCATTTTGAACTACCAAGAGTCAGTTATCAAACGAGTAAAGGAAACGTGGTGCTGTTCCCTGATGAAATCATGCCAGTAGATATAAACTTGCTACAACAAGAAATAAACGAAGGCTATATAATGTTAAGTGACGGGAGATACTTACCACCGAAAGAAGCGGTACAACAATGTTACAACGCTTTCGGCATAAGGGTTGGCTTAGGTGATAATTGGGAAGATATTTATGATGGTTGGAATAAAGAAATGAAATAAAAATGAAAGACTTACGTATAGCATTCTTGGCAAAATACCCCAAATATGAAATTATACTCAACATGTATAGTCGGGCAAATGATTGCCCGGCAACATGGGAGAATCTTTCAAAAGTCCGATTGCAGACTTTTGTTGATTATATGGAAGAACGGCTGGCACCAAACTCTGTTCGCCAATATGCCGCCAAATTAAAAGCTGTATTGAACTTGTATAATGAAGAGGTTGAGCTACCTAAAGACTATAATAAAATCCTTTCAGTAAAAAATGTGAGAAGCACTAATGTTTGGCTTACTGATGAAGAACTTGAACGAATTATCACCTATGCTCCCAAGAATACCAACGAACAATTGGTACGCACACAATTTTTAATAGGCGCCTTTACCGGTTGCCGTCATAGTGACTATACACGGTTGAACAACCGTAATATAGTGGGTGGAATGATCTCTTATGTCAGCCTAAAAACTAAAACTCATGCCACGGTGCCATTGAAGCCAATCGTGAAAGAGCTACTAACAAATTTACCTAAAGAAGAAGTTAGTGATCCGACATTCAACAATAATATCCGTAATATTTGCCGGAAAGCCGGAATCACAGAGGCGGTTAAAGTATTCAAGGCCGGAAAGGAAGTGGAAGGTGAAAAATGGGAATTTGTTTCAAGCCACACGGCACGCCGGAGTTTTGCAACCAATTTGTATTTACGCGGTGCCGATTTATACTCAATAAGCCAAATGATGGGACATGCAAGCGTGGAAATGACTCAAAATTATCTTTGCTGTGGTCTCCGTGAACAATCGGCACAAGTTATGGAGTATTTTAAATGAAACAAGCCACGCTAAATATCGGTAGAACTATTTTAGCGTGGCTTTCTTATACTATGACAAAATCCGTTCCAGCATCTCAAAGTCTTTTTCCACTTCGGCATTCAGAACTTTAGCATATTGTTGTGTGGTGCGTACATTTGTATGACCGAGCATTTTACTCACATTTTCCATTTTAACCCCATTGTTCAGGCACATTGTCGCAAATGTGTGCCTGCTCATGTGAACGGTCAAATTTCTATCAAGCCCTGCATAATCAGCAACTATTTTAAGCCGCAAATTGTATTGTTGATTACTGATAATCGGAAGCACATAATCATATTTTTTCAATATTTCCATTGCAGGAGACAGTAATACGATAAAATAGTTTTCTTCTGTCTTTAAACGAATATCCAATATAACATACTTATTGCCGCGTTTTTGTACGTCACGTTTGAAATTGAATTTAGCAAGATCAGCATAGGATATTCCAGTATATGCCTGAAAAATAAAAAGGTCACGGACTCTACAGATCGTTTCCGAGTCTATTTGAGCATCTTTCACTTTCTTCAATTCTTCGGCAGTCAAATATTTCCTGATGGCATGTTTGCCACGGGAAAAACGCTCCCCCTTATACGGATCATTTTTTAGCAAATCAAACTTTATGGCCTCGTGGATATAACGTTTGTTACGTTTATGATAGTTATATATTGTCGGCTGTGAATAACCCTTAGCATGTAACCAATCATCATACAATGTGATATTGGCTTTTGTGAGATCAGAAAAATATATTATTCTGTCAAATTCACGTAATGAGGTCGCAAATGTCCGATGGGAAGCTTTGGTACTTTCCGTTATATCTCCACGCTCTTCAATTCTTCTTTCTACAAAGTCAACAAAACTTTCCGATTTATTGGTATATCTCAAAAATCTATCCAGCTTATCAAAATCAAAAACTTCCTTTTTGCTGATAAGTTCATTAATCCAATTTTGGATAATCCGGAGTTGTTCATCAAGACACTGGTTCAATTGAATCATTTCAACCGAATTGATTATCTTCTTTCGATCATTCCATTGGTCGGAATAGACTTTAACGCCGGTTCCGATCCATTTTCTCTTACCTTCGCTCAAAACTTCAATTTGAACGAGTCCCTTGTGTGTCTTTGTCGCAACCTTTTTACGGTCAAAGACGAATCTCATTGTCGGATATTTCAT